CAATGAATTCGAGCAACTGGTGCAGGCCGAGGTGACCAAACGCAATCGAGCGGCGTTCCCGAGACTGCAGGAGGCGCAGGACAAGGCCTACCAGACCGAGCGCACCTATCGTCAGTTCATGGAGAAGCAGAAGAAGATCATGACCATGGCCGAATACACGCTGGTATGCTCGTGCCTGCATCCCGACAGTCGTGGGTCTGTAAGCGAGGAGAGACTCATGCGCGCGTTCCAGATGTTCGAGCCAAGGGTGTTTGCCTTAACCGGAGAGAGGAAGAAAAATGCGTAATCTACCGATCGCAATCGACAGCCCGTTCGCGTCCCTCTGTCTCGGCAAAGGAGAGGAGGCAATGTTTGCGTGCCATGAATGGCAGCATGGGTCACACATCGATAGCTTACCGAAAGAGCCGCCACAGGACTACTTCAGTGAGCATTATCCGCCTGCGGTTTATAACAAGGTGAGTAAGCTATAGGACTATATTCCTAATAGGTATCTCATACCTATGGAGGTATTAAAGTAAGGTTGCATAAATAGTTTCTCGGTGTAAACTATTTTCTGGGTAATACCATAACCCAATGAAAGGATACCTAATGCCTCCGAAAAAACGCAAGCCCACCGTGGACGATCTCTACGACCGCACGCAGCGGGGCAACAACGCCGAGTCGCAGGCGACCACGCTTGATGATATTACGGTGTTCGAAAATGCCCGTAATGCGGTGGCGCTCTTGAAGAAGACTTTCGAGACCTGGGTGGTGATCGGTAAGGCCGTCGTGCGCGCACGCGACATCGCCACCGAGCGCGGTGGCGGCAAGACCTTCATGCGGCTGATCGAGCAGGAGGGCCTTGCTTCCATCGTCAACAAGACCACGGCATCGAACCTGCTGCGCATCATGGAGCAGCTGCCAGAGGTGACCAAGTGGCACGAGACCCTGCAGCCGCGCGAGCAGATCGACTGGGCGGCGCCCACCACAATCCTCAAGCGCTGCCCGGTCTTCAACAAGCCGGACCCAGACAAGGAGAACGAGGAGAAGCCGCCGACCAAAGGCGAGCAGGATCGTATGGCGCTCGCTGAGGCGCTCGAAGAGATCGAGCAGCTCAAGCAGCGCGAGGACGGCGATCGCTTCAAGCCGACCGACACCCCCAAGGATATCGCCACCGTCCTGGTGAGCATGTTCTCGGCCCGCAAGGCCAAGCAGATCGCCGAGTGCATCCTGGAGCTGCTCCAGCGCAGGCCCGCGAAAGAGCCACCCCAGCCCCAGCCTCAGCCCGAGGCTTGATCAGATCAGCGGGCGCCTGCGGGTGCCCGCTTTTTCTTTGAGCTTCCGGTGATGTGCCCGCACCCAGCGGTTCAATCTCAGCACGCAAGTCCAGCAGGGACACCCGGACGGATGCCTTCCCATCAGCTGGCTGATCTCGCTCTCCTGGAGCCCGTACTCACGAAGAAGTATTCGCAGCTCCAGGAATACGCCGCTCCTCGCCAGACGGCGGATTACCGGAGACCTCAGCGCGATCGCGCCGTGCAGCTCCAGCTGGAAGGCGAGCAGCTCCAGCTCACGACGCTTGTCGTCGCGGATTACGCGGGTCACTGGCCCAGGCCATGAACTTGGAGCGGATGAAGTTCCGCACCTCGGCCCCCACCACAGGCGCCGGGGGCAGCATCTCCCAGGACCAAGCAGGCCAGTCCTTGAACTTGTCCCGGTAGGTCGCCTTCGCCCATCCTGGCTTGTAGCTGCGGCCCTGGGCGTAGGCCTTGAGCTGCAGGTAGAACTGCCGCTTCTCCTCGTAGGTGTAGGGGAACTGCTGCGGGTTGGTCCGCTTCCTGGGGCGCCCGTCGACGCTGATCTCCTGCAGCTCGCCCTCGCGCTCGAACACGTTGCTCTGCACCTTGCGCTCGAACCCACACTCCGGGCATTTTTTGCAGCCGACGGGAATCAGATACGCACAGCTGGGGCAGGGCTTCGGCAGCGGCGGGAGCTTCTTCTCGGACGCTGCCTTGGCCTTCATGCGCCCGTCATCGAGCACCTCATGATGGATGTCGGTCACCATCCCCAGGCGGGCCGTCGTATCGGTATGATCGAGGATCAGCGCATGCTCTTTGTCGGGATGCGTACGGAGACAGCGGCCAATGATCTGCACAAACAGCATCTCCGACTTGGTCGGACGTGCCAGCTGCAGACAGCGTACGTCCCAATCGACGCCGGTCGTCAAAGTCCCGACGTTGGCGACAACCTTGTACGTTCCGTTGTGGAAGCCACGCCTGATCTCAGCGCGATCGGCGCTTGACGTGCGGGCGTCCTGGTAGGCGCAGGGAATGCCTGCCTCGGTGAAGCGCTCCTGCAGCGCCTGGGCATGGGCGCAGTCGACCCCAAACAACAACGTCTTGTCCTGGTTCCAGAGCTTCCTCCAGGTTTCCACCACGTTCGCAACCAGCGGTGCATCCTGCATCACGCGCGAGAGCTGGCCCTCGTGATAGTCACCGGCCACGGTCTTCACGCCGGTCAAGTTGGGATGGTCCGCGGCATAGACCTTGAACTTGGACAGGTAGCCAAGCTCGATCAGCTCCTTGGTCGTGCTCATCACCAGCAGGCTCGTGAAGTACCTGCCGAGGCCCCTGGTCCAGGGCGTTGCGCTTAATCCGATGAACGGCACGTTCTGCCAGCCAGGATGCTGCATCCATGCGATGTGCTCCTTGTGCAGCTGGTGACACTCATCGATCACCACCACCGCGCTCTCGGGATAGGTCTTGCGCGATCGGATCGTCTGTATGCTCGCCACTTGAATCGGCTTGGCCCAATCGGTCATCGCATGATCGGCCTGGATCACGCCGATGTCCTTGATGCCCTCAGACCAGAACATCTCCACAGTCTGGTCGATCAAGCTGATGCTCGGCACCACGAACGTCAGGCGGTTGCCCTTGCGCAGCGCGCCCTCAACGATCGTCGCCGCCACCAGGGTCTTACCAGACCCCGTCGGGGCCTGACACACCAAGCGGTAGACCTTCTGCGCCACCGTCTGCCGGATCGCCTGAAGGGCGTCCTCCTGGTACGGTCTCAGTTCCTTTGCCATCGAAGAAGTCCCTTCCTTTTTTCATGGTGGCCAGCGCTTACGATTGCGCCGCGCGACCTCGACCATGTGATGATGGAACGCCACGGCACACCAGAAGCCGAGCTGAAACATGATAAAGCTCCACCACACGCTCATCGATACCTCGCCGGGAAGCCCTCTGGGGGATGCTTGGGAAAATCAGGCATGTCGTTCCATCGCCAGCGCCCCTGGTAGATCGCTTTCAGATCATCCATGCTGCGCAGCTTTTCGATCGGCACCAGATGCACATCCCTGTCGTTGCCGTACCACTGGGTCTTGATCGGATAGGTCTTCACGTCGCGCCCCATCAGCCACCCCAGCATCTCGGCACGCTGTTTGAGCCACTGTTCGTCATCGAGATAGCTTTCGTCTTTGAGGTACCCATCGGGATCGACAAGCTTCGACATGACGTAGATCAGATCATCCTGGACAACCTGGGTGCCGACCGGCATCGCGTAAGGGGGCTTGCTGGAGGTCTTCACATCAATCTTGCCCCACGCGAGTCTGCCCTGACGTGTTTTTAGCCAAAGCTCCTTGTCGATGCGGCCGTCGTTCTTGGGAAACTTGCGCGTGTCTGGCTTGCTGCCATACATCCACGCAAACTCCCGCTCACCGATAAGCGATACGCCGTGAGGGTCTGGATGCCACTTTCGCGTCGAAGCCCGGACATCCAAGCCTCGCAGGTATTTGAGACAATCCAGAAGGGCTTCGCTGTCCAGGCGCTCATCCTCCGTACGGTAAGCCCGCTCCATGTCTATCTGCCATTGCTCGTCCATCAGCTGCTGGTAGAACTTGCCGAGACAGGCGGAGTGCACCGTCACCCCTCCTTCCGGGGCGTCGTCATAGGTGGCGCGTTGGAAGAACCCGCGGGTCTGGTTACAGACTGCGCACCGCCCCTGTGTCAGTCTCCCCGCCATGCCGCCCCCCATACGTTAGGTCAGTCTCGTTGCCCCAGGCGTCCCACCCGGCATGACGTCTACGAGCAAACAGTTCCAGATACGGCCCGGCGACCAACTGCTCGATCCGGCCGTGCACGACTTCGGGTTTACGGGAATGCTGACGGCGAGGCGCGATGATCGCTTGGCGCACGCTCGCGTCTAAACGCTTGGGATGCCCGCGGGTCGCCAGAAGACACGCCTCGGAGTTGGACCTCGTCCAGTAACCGGTGCCGATCGTCCCTTCTAAGTCATCCTGGAACATATCCAGCTGCCGGTTGTTCGCCTTGGTCCAGCAGAACGCACAGGTTTTGTAGACGAAGCCCCAGCGGGTGATCACCCAGAGCGCGTCTTGAAGTGTCGGCCATGTCATCCAGAGGAAGAGCACGGCATTAGGCTCGCACA